CTGAGCAACAACTGGTCGGTTATGTCACTACCGCGCTGGTCAACGTAGGTTTTGAACACCAACGGCAAGGATCCGGAATACACCGTGTCGAATGTAACCCATGTTCCCGCTTCCCGTGACTGGTTACTAATTGACTGAATTGTAGACAACACATATTGACGGCTAAATGCCTTCGTTACGGTTGCCCCGAACCCGTCATCACTGTCAACTGTAAATTGTGTCGCTGGTAGATTGCGAGTTGTGTCGGTCGCTGATACAAAGTTTTCGTCTATGATTTCCTTCATCACGTCACAAGCTACGCCCGTCTTACTTGCTTCACTCGATCCAGCGTCATACTCAACTTCGCGCCCGTCAAGAATGTAGTTAGCGTCATAGGCTTTCAGGTAAACCATGTCACGCGTTCCATCCCTGAAATAACGAATATTTCTTAAGAAATAGCACGTTTCCCCGTCAAGTACCATGCTTTGATCTTGTTCACGCCACAACTCGAATATCATGTCCTTAGTGAACGTACCAACTGGATATAATTCGTCGTCCTGTGGCATGATAATTTCAAGCGGCATGTAAGCCCTGTCAAAGCGTCCTGCTGTAAGGCTTTCAAATTGCGACAATATGAATTGAGTCACGCCCTTGTCAGTCTTAACAATCACTTCATATTTAGGCATATTGCGCCCCGTCTATTCCGTGATAATTCTCCACCCATTGCATCGTTGCGGTAGTGTTACTGTCCGTTGTCCCGTCTATAAATGTTGCTATTCTGTTTGAGCCTGGCATGAGCGGGAAGTCATACGATGACCCTGGAAGCACATAACCCAACACCGAACCCCTGAAAGTTGACGCCATGGATATTCGTCCGGGTCGTAAGTCCAATGTAATCACTTCGCCAGAGAGTAATGTCAGGTTGTTGAAATATATCCCCTTGCCTGTTGTCGTGTTGACGATTTGACGTAGTAATCCCGGACCCGTTACAGTAATAATCGGATAGGTTTTCGCTGTGCCTGCGTTTGTGACAGTGTCATCGCCAGCGGTTTCAGCGTTGCCTGAAGTGGAAAAGCCAAGATATAGGTTGTCAAGGTTGTCGAATAATAATCTATAAACTATTGGATTTCCGGGTAAATTTATATCTAGCGGTTGATAGACTCCATTTCCTAGATAAACAGCAACTCTATCAGATAAATCTATGTCTCCGGCTGATGTAAATACACCTGATAGATATATTTTATCTTTATACTTAATAATTTCATATACTTCTCTATTTACACCATCCCCCAAGGCTTCCCATTTATATCCATTCCACCGCCCCCAATTTGCAACGGTTATACCACCCAATGTTGTGACGTCCCCACCAACATAAAGATTTTCAGCTTCATCTAAAAACGCAGAATAAAGAAAACTTATAACATCTGATCCAGTGCCTAAAGATTCCCAAGCTGAACCTGTCCACTTTACAACATAATCGCCATTAGCATCTCCAGCGTTAATAAATAAACCAACAATAAACAAATTGTCGCTTTTATCAACAACGATTTTATAGGCAGTACTTGTTAGCCCAGTTGATAAAGGTGTCCAGACTGTACCATCCCATTTTGCTATTCTTGCTGTATTGGCTACGCCACCAGCAGCGGTAAAACCACCACCAGCATATACCATTCCATTAGAATCTATTGCTATCGTAAAACAAGCAGAACCACCAAGCGTTAATCCACTACCTAAGCTTGATAAACTTGAACCATCCCATTTAACAATACCGTCACCATTTGCATCGCCTAAATCTGAAAAAGCACCACCAATATATAAATTACCGGAAGCATCAAAAACTAAATCTCTAACAGGCGCATTTATTCCAGCAACAACACTAACCCAAGCACCTGTTGCAACGTCCCATTTTGCCAGATAATCAGCGTCTGGGTCACCGCCTGCATTTTGAAAATCTCCACCAATCCAAATTTCTTTCGTAATTGGATGTTGTGCAATCGCTAGAATAGTACCCGTCACCCCTGCCATTGCAGACCACACCCCGTCACGATCACGTTTTACGATGTAATTAGCATTTGCTAATGTGTCGTTGTAGTCAAGTGATATAGCCCTGTTGCCGTCTTTCTTTAGATAGGCGTCCTGAATTTCAAAGACGATATTAGCCCGCTCGAAGTCGCGTTGTAGTCCGGTGTCAAGCCCTGACACATACACGCATTTGATGTCTATTGGCTCGCTTGCTGCCAGTCCTGCGGTTGTCTCACCCTGATAGCGAATAACGAGCGGTTGGTCATAAGGCACTAAATCAGGCTTGACCAATTCAATCAAAGCGTTTCTGTTACTCTGTACCGCTCCAATTGTTGTACCGTTGAATGCTACCGCAAGTGTAAAATATCTCGATGTCAGGTTAGTGCGCTGATAGCGTTTTGTACCATCTACCAGGTTTATTGAATTAACGTCCGTTGGAGCCATACCCAAACCTATAACATCAATCTTCTTACAATAATCTGTAATGTCGATCAATTCACCACCTGAGCGGGTTGTGGCAAGCCTAACGCTGGTGCTGGCGTTTTCCTGTCCAGTCCAGTAGTATTGGTTTACTTTCTTGATGGTTTCGATAATATTTCCATCAAAGTAGGTTGTCGGTGCTGTGTCCGCCTCAATCAGCACCCCGTCGATGTAAATAAACTCGGTAGCGTCCCCGTTCGTGCCTGTCTCGGATAATGTTAAAGTTCCTGCCAAGTCCCCAGCGTCTGGGTTGATGTGACAGTGTACACGTTGCCATTTGTCACGAATGGTCATGTCAGCAAGTCCACTAACAACGGTTGCACTTGTAAACCCCGTCCAAGTTAGCGTTAATTGTGTCCCCTCGTAATCCGAAGGAATGTAAATATCCATGCTTGCTACGTGGTCGGTATCTGCCAGTGTCAGTGTTATTGCGTAACTTGCAAGCAAGTCATTGTTTACATAGGTGCATTTACACGAGTACACGCCCCGTCGTTGTTGTACGGCACTGGTGGCAATCGCATTAGTACCGCCTTTAGTCCATCCGGTTGTCCCTGTTTCAAAGCTAGGATTAGTACAAAGGTTCGTTGCTGCCTTTGGCTTGATTATGTAAAATTTTTCTTTAGTTACTGTCATGCTAGGGCGTATCCTTTCGCAAAATCAATAGAACGGCTGAACTCATCCGGTGAGGAGTTGGAATAAACGTTGACGTTGTAATTATTATTTGTATTACCAGCCCCAACGGAACCGCCAGCAATTACTCCACCAACAGCCACATTACTAACGGCATCTTCTACCATTGACTTACCGCTCAAAATACCGCCTGCTAAACCAGCAGATATATTCATACCAATTCCAGCAAATACTTTAGATGGTGATTGTATTCCTAAGAAGCCTTTAGCGGCATCAATCGCGGCTTTTGCAGCGGCAACAACAGCATCAACTAACCATTTAACACTGTTTTTAACACCCTCTGCAATTCCGGTAAGGATGTCTTTTCCAAGTTGACCCCAATCGGTATCTTTGAACCATTTTACAACTGCATCAATTCCAATCTTTACGGCGTTCTTTATACCTTCCCAAACATCTGATAATATCTTTAATATCCGCTGCCAATCAGCGTCCCACATTTCACGCAACTTAGCACCGAACTCATACCACTTGCCCTCAAACGCTAATTTGAAGATTGCCAGAATATCCATGACACGCTGTTTTAGCGTGTTGAATATATTGACAATCCCGTCCCACATTGCTTGAACGGTTGATTTTATCGCTGCCCCATGCTCAGCCCACCATGCTTTTATATTGGCTAAGAATGTTGAAATTGTGGTTTTTATCCATTCGACAACGGCGGCGGTCTTTTCCTGTATTCCACCCCAATTATTAGTCCAGGCTTCGTACACAAGATATGCGACGGCTGCGACGGCTGCCATGACTAACAAAACAGGCCATAACGCAACCATCATAGACGCTATTGCTGGTAAAACAGTTGTATAAACAAAAGCGGCAACCGCAACCCCTAAGGCTGCCAACACTCCAACAATGACGCCTTCATTTTCACTTAGCCACGCTCCCATGCGTTTGAACCAGTCAATGACCTGTGGAATGGCTTCAATTACCTTACTGGCAAAGCGACCTAAACCATCAATGAACCGTTGTAGTCCTGCCTGAAATGCTGGATCACTGAATAAACTATTCAATGTTGCTGATAGTGTTTCCATCATGGGGAGTAATGCCGTCCCGATAGTGGCTTTCATATTCTTGAAATTTGCGGCAATAATTCTTTGCTGGTTGGCTAATCCGTCCGATGTTCTGGCGAAATCCCCTTGTGCTAATGTCGTTTGCTCCATAATCAAGGCGTAGGACGCTTGCGCTTTAGCGGCGGCGTCAATTGCACCGTTACCATCCCACAAGCCCATTTCTAAGGCTCTGGCTTCGATCAAAGCAGCGTTTAAATTTACGCCCAATGTTTTCAGCGGTTCTGTTTCCCCTGATAATCCAGCGCGTAATTTATCAAGCACCATTGTAGGATCCATGTTGTTGAATGATGCTAAATCTGCCGCTAATGTAACCAATCCCTGTGACATATCAAATGACGCGGAGGTGTTGATTTCCATCGCCCTGAATAAATTGCCATAAGTCGCAGCGGCTGCTAAGGCTTCTTCTTTGCTCATACCTAATGCAGACGCGGAGGTGTCACCGAACTTCAACATCTCGCCTGATAAGTCCTCAAAAACAACCCCAACTTTAGAGACTGTTTCGGATAAATCAGAAGCAGGAGCGATGGTTGAAGCGATAAAAGCCGCTCCTGCTGCCCCTGCGGCGGCACCGGCTACAATAACGCCTTTTCCAACGGTCGCTAAACCAGCGGCAATGTTTTTTGAGGACTTGTTCGCCTTGCCTTCGGCTTCATCCAATCCTTTTGTGTATTCGGATGAATCAAGCCCTAATGCAACCAACAGCTTTAGAATTGTATTTCCCATTATTCAGGTTCTCCAATCGTGCCACCTAATCCGGCTGTTATCATCGCTGCAAAGCTCAACATCTGCTCAGGTGACTTTTCTTCTTTTTCAAACTTCGGCATAAACTCATCGGCTGAGTGTGGCTTGTCGCCTTTTTTCCGGTTGACGTTGGCTAGAATTGCGCTGGTGATTGCGGGACCAATGTACTGGGTTTCCTGTCCGAACGGTTCAAGCTGATAGTAGACCATCCATTCTGTTAATTCCTTGCTGCTAATTCTGCTAAGCAATTCTGCCCGCGTCATTCGCAACGCTAACGCTAATCGGTAGGTGAACCGTCGAAAGGGTCGTTTTTCAATTCCTCTGCTAATTCCTCCACGTCTTCATCAGATATACCGGATAATCTTTGGGCTACTGCGAAAACGCGCTGTAATTCGGCTGCACTCTTTTGTGATAATGCCTGTACGTCATTCTCGTTAAATAATCGTTTACCTTTTTCGTCACAAATTGACATGCTTGCCAACTTGGCACGGATGTTAGCCATGTTCATTTGTTTATCTTTGCCACGCATAATGACTAATGAACCCTCGAACTTGTCGCGCTCTGCTCCGTTTAAACCCTTAACATAAACTTCCCCACCCCAACCAGGAGTGGGGACTAATTCAATCTTTATGTCTTTGGCTTCTAGAATGTCATCTCTTGTTAATACTGCCATTTCATCTCTCCTTAGTTAAAATCAAGCAAGCGTAGGCTGCCCAGTTATTTTCATGGTCACGGAAGCGGTTAAGGCTCCATCAGCGGGCATGTCAGGCTCAAAGCCTGTTACAAACGCGCTGAATGACCACACGGTCGCGGCTGTGTCTGTGAATGTCAGTGAATAGGTTTGTGCGGTTCTGCTTACCAAATCAGCTAACAGTCCACCAGCGGCGTTCTTGTGTGTTGCGGCTGCCGGATCATAGACAATATCAAAGGTCACTTCCCCTGATCGCAAAATTGTACCGACCACTTCTTCCCATGCCCCGGTCGAATCGTGACTGGTTACGTCCTCGGTATCAAGCGATAAACCTGGTCCCGAAATAGAGGTGACTGCTACAACGGTTGTAGCCCCTCTTTTTAACAAAGTTCCGTAAGCGCTGTACTTAGACATCTTTTACCTCTTTTTTCTTTTTCCAATATTCTGTTGTTGCAATACTTAATTTTTTTCTTTGTGTTTCTTTACTCTCTAACGTAAAAGTTTTAGGTTTAGAATTTGGATGTTTCATATTATTTTTATGCTCTTTGGATAATGACATATTGCCATTAGCCCTTTTTTCATTCCAGTATTTTAGAGCCCTTTTACTTAGTTCGTCTTTTATACTGTTTGCGTATTCGCTAGCCTTTTTCTTTACATCCTCAGGATATTTGATTCCATAATTCGATTTTGCAATTATCCTTTTGTTGTAAAGTTTTTCTGGCGTAAAATAATCTAAAACCATTTGTTCGTACAAAAGACAATTTACAGAGTCACAAATCAGCAATGTTTTGAAAATGTAATTTTCTTCTCCATACTTATTGAACGCATTTTGAAGATGCTTATTTGGGTGCTTATTGTTTCTTAGTTGCGAAATATGAGCCTTTTTTCTATTGTTTAAATTAACAGCAGAGCCTATATATTTTTTATTTGAATTTATAAAAGATATTTCATACACTCCGCTATTCATTTTTTATCCTCTCTAAGCCAGGGTTACTGACCCTGTTAATTTAAGTGTCACACTTGCGGTTAATGCCCCGTCGTGTGGCGCGTCTGGTTCAAAGCTAACAACCTCGGCAGCAAAACTCCAGGTAGTAGCCCCTGTGTCAGGGAATATAACTTGAAAATTTCTTGTTGCCCGTCGTGGCATAACTGCCAACAAACCGACTCCATTTGAGTGTGTTGGTGTGGCTGGATCCCAAACTAAATCTAGCGTGACCTCACCACTTCGTAGAACTGTTGCAACTACTTCCTCCCATGCGCCCGTGCTATCATGGGTGGTTACATCCTCAACATCTAATGACATTCCCGGACCTGAAATATTGCGCACCTGTGCGATGGTTGTAAACGCTTCAGCTGCTCCACCCGCAACTGTGTTTTCACTGGTTGCATCAGGGGTCAGTCCTGCACATGTGTCGTTGTCGTATGCGATATTCAAATCTACTACGTTAGCAACGGCGGCTTTTCTGGTTAATACAACCTCAGCACCAGAACCACCAACATGATACAAAGCGGTTATTGCGGCATTTGCTCCAATTGCTGCGCGCGCTTTCGCTGCTACCATTGAAGGGGTATCGTCTTCGACAACCGCAACGACAACGGTCACAGGAGTACCAGCAACACCAGTTGATGTAACTATAAAATTAGCGTCCCCTGTTGTAGTAATCGTTCCCACAACAACGGCGGTTTCAACTTGAAATGTACCATTACCCATTTTTAATTGTGTGCCAAAGGCATCGTACTTGGACAAATTAATCCTCCTGCATGATTACAAATTCGCTCATGCTGCGGTACATCTCCACAAGCGCGTCAAACGATGGTCTCTCCGTGCTTTGTAATGATGATCTAATTGTTACTGCATAAGGTGCGGTTCCTATCGATCCGGTCTTACCGTTCAAGGCTGCTCTTAGTTGATCTGTGATTTCCTTAGCCGCTGAATAAGTCGAAGCCCACGCGTCAAACTGAAATCGAGGCGTAATCAGATTTCCAGTTGCTCCGCTTGATTGCATGGTGTGAATAAACGGGGTATCAATGCGCTGAAAAGTCACACAAGGATATACAACGGTTTGCGGTTTGGTCATGTGGTAAATTCTGGTTGATACCAAAGCAGTCAATCCGGCATATCCTTCGAGATAGCTGATTAAGCCTTCTTCCAATGTTGCCATTAGATAGCTCCCTCTATTTGGTGTTTCAATGACGCACCAACAGCATCAACAATAGAACTTTCGTTCTCATCCAAAGCAGGCCTCAGGTAAGGTCGCGCTGGAATGTGAATCGTTTGCTCAATACCCTTGCCCCATGCGTTTGTCTGGTGGATAGCTCCCCCAAATTCATGGATGGCGGCGTATTCTACATTGGTTCCAATTTCAACGGTTGCGTCTGTCTTGCCACCTGAGCCTTCTTGAACGCTGATACTATTCAACAAGTTGGATGTATCTACAAGCTCTTGAGCCTGGATATTTAACTTGGCATGATTGCGGACAACTTCACCACCTGCTAACAACGCTTTCATAATGTTTTCACCACTCGCAGCGGCAATGACTTCTTTGAACCTATCATCCAGCTTGATTACTTTCACACCCTTGCTCATGCTTCAACTCGTCTTAGCAATAATCTAATTCCGCTTGGCCCGCGTTGCACAGGCCCAACAATCTCAAACACCAAAGCGGTTGATAATGTTTCTCCAAAGCGTTTTGTAACCTTCAGTCTGTCCCGCGCGTTTATGGTTGTGGTGATAGGCAATCGCATGGTTGCATCATATTCAAGCGCGGTGTAGTTCGATGTATGTCGTTCGCTACCAGGTCGCATATCAAGCCCGCAATCAATCGCGGTTTGGTCTGTGTAAGTTACGACGTCCTCGTTGTATGAGTTGGACGTAGCCGAATACACTTGTCTAACAACCGTGTCCATCATGTGACCCGTCTGCGCTGATCTGAAATCCGTTAGTTCGTCTGCTGAAAAGTCCATGGCTATTTTTCCTCAATACCAACATTCATAATATAAGCAGCTAGTTTGATTAAAGAAAGAGATATAAATTTTCTAATTTTATACTCATTTGATATTTCAACATGTAGCGTAACATTATGAGATAGTTTTTTTATTTTCAAAGTTCCTTCTCTGTTTGCCATGGTTAGAAACTCAAGAACGACACATCGTCGCCACTATCAAAATCATCACTTTCGGGAAGGTTACCAATCCACGACCCAGTATTCAGCGGGTTTGAATTACTTTCCTTTGGTGACTTGTACAATTTGAACGTGGATAATCCACGACGTGAACGATAATACTTAGCCTGCTCGGTTGCATGTTTGAACGCTTGTGAACGGGAATAATCGCCCCCGTCTGCTTTGAAGTCATATTGGTTAGCAATGGCGGCGGCTTTTTCGTCCCATATTTGAGCGGCGGCGGCGTTGAGGTTATAGGTTGGTATCCAGTTTGTGTTCGTTGTCTGGGTAGGAACGCCCCCCATCTGTGTCCAGTAGTAAGGCATTGTTCCTAATTCGTCGATAGTCGGATATAACTCTATAATGTCCTCAATCAAGGCGTCGCTGTAAGTCGTGGCAGTAGGTTCTGCAACCATTCTCCGCATTTGTGCAATTTGAGCAGCTGTTACTGTCATATTCGCTCCAATTCAAAAGAAGGGGGATTGCTCCCCCTTGTCTTTATAAGCGGATGTACTCGGCGTAGTATTTACCAACAAAACCAGTTGTTGCGGCACTTCCATAAGCTACTAAATGAGCGGTTGAACCCCACACGACCTCATGTTCTGCAACGACTCCAGCGGTTACCTGATCATGATTGCTTTCGCAAACCAGCGCTGCGTTGATGTCTAAACCATCAATCAATTCGTCATTAGTAGCACCGTTGGCACTGACACCAGCGTCTAGAGTTGCGGCACCAGTAGAAACAACGGTTGAGCGCACAACAAAGTTAGTAATCAAAAGATCGGCACCTTCGGGATTTACCAAATCCAACATAGCACCACCGGCAGCAAGTGCGGTCAAATCTCCGTATAAACAGCCTTTTTGTTCTGACATTTTTTAATCTCCTAAGGAGGGAATTTCACCCTCCTATATTTCTAATTTATGCTAGGGTGAATTGATGACCACCCACGACGTACCATTTACCCTGCCAAGCCATAAGCTCAATGCAATCACCAACGGCACCTGAGAATGTACAAACATCCTCACCAGCTCCACCACCACCAAAACCACCTGTTACAGTGACGGTATTGGCTTGTGCCTGATTACTGATAATAAGCAATCGCTTGAAATCATCAGTCGTGGCGGTTGGATTTGCTAAAGTTGTAGCAACGATACCGGCAACGGTTTTGGCAATGGTTACAACACCGTTTTTGATGTTGATTGCTCCATCAGCGACAATCGCCTGTGTAGTGTCCTTGTCAGCGGCGGTATTTATCTCCGCGGCTGTTGCTGTTACGGCTACGCCATTAAAGTAGGTGGTATTTGTCAAATTTACGGTTGACTTTTGTTTCTTAGGGAATAAACCCATGACGTACCTCCTCTTATGCGGTTAAGATACCGAATGGGTAGCGGTTGGCTTCGGTCTGTTGTGCACGGTTGATTGGATTTGGTAACGCAAAGCCTAAACGGATAACGGCGCGTAATGCGACCATGTCCTGTTGTGCTAAGTTGTAGACAATGTTTCCGGCTCCATCCTGAATGACTGCCTGGTCTAATACCTTATAGGTAATATCCTGTCGGATTGAGTAAACCAGCTGATCCCACTGTCCGCTAATCATCAAAATGGTTGCGGCAATAATGGAGTTGTCAGTCGGGAAGTAAATCGGGGTTCCGTCTAATTCATAGCGGCTGGCATCCTGCATGTTGGATTTGAAAATAGGCTGTCCGTTGCTATCACGTGTATTTCGTAAAATACCTTTCATTGCTAAGGCCGCCACGTTTCCTGTTACCATGAAACCATCAGCTTCAATTGCCATGTAAAGACCATCAACACCAGCAGCGGTTTCACCAAGAATAGCCTCGTAGCTATCTGCATAAGCGGCTAATGAAACGAGGTTACCAGCGGCATTTGCTCCGGCACGTAGTCCGGCTGCGCCTAAGTTGGTTGTCCATGAAGCGGGAATATTGGTGCCACTGATTACGGCGCTTGAAATGGCAAAACTGATTGCCTTCTCAATTTCAGGCCGTACTTGACCCCAAATGTCATACCCGGCATCATCTAAGACGGCTTCAGGAATTGGAACGATTACGGCCAATTCCTCAGCATCAATGTACTTGTTAGCCCAGTTGACTTCGGAGGTCTGTTTCAGGCTGGTATCACCAGTCACAAAATAAGCGGACGCCAACGCTGACATAACAGGCAAGCGACGCTGTGAGGTTGACATGTTCGGCAATCTGCGAGCAAGTCGCATGATTGGGTTCATTTCAACCACGGAATTAAAGATTTCAGCAGACACATCATCAGGAATGAGAGCGGCTGCATCAGTTCGGCTTATAACATTATTGAATGGCATTGTATTTTTCTCCTATTATTTTTATCGACCCGCTGCTCTGCGAATCATGCTATTTATGTCATTGGCTTGTGGTGGTGTATCTGTGCCACTTCCCCCATGAGCGGGTGGGGTCAACTTGCCAAATAGTTCAGGTGCTTCATTTTTCAGCAACGTCCAGTCTGGGTTTCCTTTTCGGTCAAACGCGTCAATGTTCACCGCTAACGCGTAGGCTGCCTTTGGGTTGCGGCAGTCAATCCCTGGCTTAACCGCTTCCTCGACAAATGTCGCCCGTCGTTCTGTTGCTTCTAATTTTGCTAATGTCTCGGTCAATGCTTTCTCGTTGTCGCTGCCCTTCTCGGACTTCGCTAACAGTTCCTTGACCTGAGATTTCAAGCCGTCCCGTTCGTCACGGGTAGCCTTTACTGTGTTTAGCAATGCGGCTGTGTGCTGTTCGTATAATTCCTTGATCTTTGGATCCTTTTCAAGGATTGCTTCAAATGAAGCTGGTTGATCCTCGTTGTTCTGCTCGCCTTGCTGATTGGGTGTTACGTTTTCTTCTGCCATCTCGGCTGTTTCTCCTTTGGCATCTCGCCTGGATAATAAAAAAACGCTCGTTCTACCATTTCTGGTAAAAGCGAGCGCTATTTGCGGTGGCTTTTATGACGTTTGTACGGAGTATATAACTGGATACAAACTACTTTTTCGATTGTAAGGTTCTGTTTATATAACTTGCTGGTTACATAATCATATACAGTAGATTAGCACACATTTTCTATTTTGTCAAGTACCTTTTTTTGTTGATGTTTTAACGGTTGGTTTAGGCTCATGTTTGCCTATTTGTTGCTTGCGTTCGATAGCTTCTAAAATCATTATTAAGCCACGTCTTACCTCTACCCAAAACTCTCGTTCACTCATCATTGTTATCTCCCTTTCATAACCTTATTGAATAACCGCATCCATAACGGCGCTTTTTTGTTGCGTGGTGTAAATTCGTCACACGTGTGATACGCTGTTATTTTTGTTTCTTCTGGAAACGAAAACCTAAAATAAACGGATGCAAAGTTACTGCACCAATAACCTTCCCTGAAATATCGACAATTCTTGCAAATCTTATCCATCTCTCAATCTCCTGTCAGTTCGCTGATATTAGCGACTCGCGGGCTGTCACCCCACACCGTCGAATGTTGTAACTTCGACAAGTCATCCAGCTTGAATTTCCCATCCTTCCAAAGCTGGTATTTCTCAGCTCCCATTTTAGCGCGTTGCTCCTCAGGTGATAGCTTGTTGAACCACTGCTTGCCTGTTTCCCATTGTACATCTTTTACGCCACGAATCGACGAAATTAATCCACATTTTCCTGCTGGATGATCTGTTAACTCCTCTGCAACTTCAAAATATTCACCATCACGCATCAAACACGCCATGCAAGCCGTAGGCTTCCAAACAAGACGTCTGAAGCCTGTCACGGCTCCACTGCGCCTGTATTGCTCGGTTGTCGCGGTTCGGTATGAGCGTATTGTTTCAGTTCGTGCAATCAGGATAGCGCGATCAAGTCCCATACCTAACCCGTTCACCATTTCACGGGCTGTTTTCACGGGACCATAACCGCGTGCAATCCCGTTGATAAGTGCGTTGGTCAATCCGTGTACAGCGTCGCCGTAGTCCTTTTGTAGCAAGGTGTAAAGTGGGGATCCATTACCAGCGAAACCAATCATAGAAGCAACAGCGTCAATGTTTATCAAATTGAAATTATAGCCAATCGTACCCATAGCAGAACGCATAGCGGTTTGAGCTGCGTCTATCCCCATTTTGGCATAGGCGGTCTGTTGGTTTTCAATCATCCCTACTGCATACTCGCGGTTATATTTTTCAATCTCGCGCTGGATTTGTTCCCTGAGTTGCTTATAGCGTTGACTTTGCAACACCACGCTATCGGTAATAATCTTGCCTTCGTCCTTTAGCCGTTGTAACTCATAAGCAAGTGCGGTAATATCAGCATCCAGGCGGTTCTCGATCATCAACCACCTGGTGGCCATTTCATCCAACATGCCTAATTCTTTCAGCTCAATAGCACGTCGAAATTCGTACAGAATACGAATTACATCAGGCGTTTGTCTGCTTACGGGATCTGGAAACATGGATTATGACAATCCGATTGATTTTATAACCCTGAATGTCCGTGCGGCTGTTGCCTGTACTACTGCGACCTCAGCGGCTGTTTGTGCCTGAATTTTCAGGAACCGCACACCAAACAGGTCGGTTGGGTTTTCCAACAGTGCGTATTCGTCAACCGCAAATGTCAATGTGACAGGCGTTCCGTTCTTATTGACCTCGTAGTAAGTACCGGCTAAAGTGTTGGATGCAAAGAAGCCTAATTGAACGGTTGTTGCTTCAATTGCTGCCGGTGTCATAAACCCGATAGCGGTTGCCCCGTCAAGGTCGATTGCGCCTGATAATGACGCGTCTTTAGCGATGGTCATTGTGGTGTCTAAATTTGTGTTGTTAATTGCTGACATTATTTACTCCGTTTCTTCTTCAACTAATTGATTCGATTGGTCTTGCCTTGCTCTAGCATTATCAAGCAATACCCTTGCCATACTTGCGTTTTCTTCTTTTTCCTTCTGCTTATCCTTCTCCATTGCTGCTATTTCTTCATCCGTCTTACCAGCCCATGATAATGATGTAGTCAACGGCACTCCGCTTTCAGTCCACACCTTCACAGTATCGGCCTCGGTCTTTGGCTGTACGCTGTGCGACGGTTCCCACACAACATCAATGTCGGATAATGGATAATCAATACCTTCTAACTTCAACAGGAATTGACCGATTCGTTTCCAGGTCGCTGAGAATGAAGACTTGCGTTGGTCAACCTTTTTGGTAAGTGGTGCCTCCATCGCTAACAATGCTTCACCGGATATACCAGCCCCCGCACTGTAAAAGTAGTGTTTTGGTGTCCGCGAAATGATAGCGATTGAATTAGCAATCTTATCAATTGGTTCTAGGAAGTTGTTTAGTGGTGTTGCTTCAAACTGTCCTGCCTGTGAGCCTTCCGGTAGCGTCCATATTTCGTTAGCTGCATTTTTCAATGCGGATGTGTCACTATCCGTAATAACATAACGCTGTTTTAATGCCGCAAATTCAGCCGCTACCATCATATCGCTGAACATCTTGTTAACTGCGTCCTGTAATGACACGATGTTGTATAGATCTCCCTTGCTGTTACGTGACAGGAAGAAATGAAATACCGGGATTTCACCGTAAGGATTTTCAGCCCGCTCATTCTCAGGGTCAGGTGCAAACATCTTTGCAGAAGAAGGAATGCCGCTGACAAAATTCTTGTTTGGCTTCGTCACGTAATATTCCAGCCGGTCCCGGTAATATAGAATCATCCGGTAAACGTCCCTGTACCACTTACAGGCGAAATCCTGCTTTTTGGGATTGTCCGCTTTGTAGAACATGTGACAAAGGCGCGGGTCGTTGTAATTGAACTCGATGTCACCGTCTTCGTCCTTCCATGCTATCGCAAAACTTTCTCGCGTGATTGATGCGCTGCGGTGAATATCATAAGCATCCTGTATCAGCTCGTGATCTTCAAATATCTGTTGCAGTCTATCGGTGACGGCTTTGGTCTTGGTAGCCCATCCGTTATATGTCAGTCTATCAAGCGCGCTATCAATGACAACTGACATCCAGTTTTGGCTGAATTTCGCGCTAATGTTGTTAAACGCCTCTTTCAGTCTGTTGGTCGAATATACAAGCGGCTGATTGCCGTCTGCATACTCAAACAACGTTGTATAGATTTGATTCTTGCCCTTTAGTGCGTTATATGCTCTCTCTAATTCAGTTGCCATAATTTCTCCTAACCCTGGTAGCTTCTAGCCTTACCATTGGATTTTTCCATCAATTCTGTGTAAGCCCACACCTTCGCATCCAGTCTGTTTGGTGATGCGTCCCCAGGAATCCATAAACATAATTCATCTTCTAATTGTGGGAAGTGTCCTAAATGATGATCGCGTCCCTGCTCTGATAACGCGCTGATTGGCTCCGCTCTGGTTGCCTTGCCGCGTGAAGCCCAAACCAACTTGACACGAACCGACGGGTCAACCTGTTTGATTACCGCTTCCACCATTTCACCGCCGTTGTTCTTTTCAGCCACAATCAAATCAGCATGTACCCTGTGATAAGCTGTAACCGCTGCAGTAGCCCAAACCTGCGGGCTTCCCTGAACACTATCATCTGCCATTGTGTAATAATCTTCCCTTGACCTTGCAGCCGTTATAATTCCAGCCTCATCACCGCCTGAGGTAGCTGACGGGTCAACCCCAACAACAATACGCGCTAAATCAGGTGATCTGTGTACCCGTGATTTTTCGATGTTGTCACGCGTCCACAATGCGCCTGGTGCTTCGTCAACGTCCTCCGCTAATATTTCCATACGATAGGCAAGGCTAGACATGTCCTGCGTTATATCCTCTAAAGCTGACTGACTGATATACGGGTTTTCCTTGCTGGTAAAATGAAACACTTCCCAGCGTCCGGTATCATCTGCTTTAGCTTTCTTGAATAACTTTGCCGCGTGTTGTGGGTCGTTGGCTTTGGTTGCGCTGCGACTGTGTAGCGATGGTGGTGTATAAATAAAGGTCGCATTCCCGTCATTGTCTAACAACATGGGTGCACCAACAATAGCCCATGTGTCTTCATTCATCAATTGAAATTCGTCAAGCAATAATTCATCTGCGTAGTCACCGCGCAATGTGTCAGCGTTATATGCCGTCTTAGCCCTGACACGCTGCTTTGTTCCTGGTCGCTCAATAAAGTGCATGGTTTCATTCTTGACAAATATTCCATTATCTATCGGTTCTTGTAATGCCCGCTTTACCTCATACCAGAACGCGCCCAATTGGTCTTCCGTTGGTGCTGCGTATAATACACGGTGACCATCAAGGAATTTTTGTACAGCGTAAATGGAGATCCCGACGGTTTTTCCAGAACGTCGCCCACTCCTTATAACACGCCTTTTTGCTGAAGAACTTATAAATTCTTCTTGCTTTGCGTGTGGCTTTCGGAGAGTTACTATCAATTCAGCGTTATTCATCATATACCACCTTGATTGTCACCTCTTGACCATCCTTGCCCGTTATCTCTTGACGCTCGACGTAACCACGCTGTTTGCCTTGTGTTTTCAGGAAGAATATCATCGCGGTCGTGTTGCCTGCCAACGCCTGACTATATAAGGCTGATTCGACATTATCAATCATCTTCTCGCGAGAATCCTCAACAACTTCCCACAAGCCGTTATTACGGATATATTCATACATCCACGCCCGTGATTTACCATGCTTGCGCGCTATGGCTGACATGTTGCCTGATAATTGCTCGATTGATGATTGAACTTCTGACTTTTTCATAATTCCTTTTTAAGGTGTAGGTTTTGTATCTAATCGCTTTAGAACCATCCCATAATTATTAACGCCTTGCGGTATTTCTAACCCTTCTTTTTTGATCAGTCGATTATTTTTGAATGGTCTATAATCCACCTGATGTTGCCAACGCCCCCATTTTCTAATAATCTTTGTTACGTCTGGATGTTGAGCTTGTAATGACTTTGCCATAAGCAATCGCCCATCTTCGTTATCGAGTTTATATAATGCTTCGGTATTACCGCCCTTCATGGTCATGGTTGCCGATTTACCTTGTAAAAATGCTCTAAATTGTATTGTACACCAACCATCTTTTAATGCTCTCAATGATAAATCTGTATCTTCGTTATATCGACCACGCCATCGATATGGCAAATCATTTTTTATCAGAATACAAGAATAAATGCGAGTATTTTGTAAAAATGGTTTTTTTGCTTCGCGTGTCAAACATTGTTCACCCATAAAAAAATAATCAGGTCCAGCAAAGGCTATATTTTCATATCTGTCTACAAAATCTTCCATAGCCTTAAATATAGTTCCATCGCTTACATAAATTCTGTCTGAATTATTTTTACGTTGAAAATGTTTTATATTATCATCCATTATCCAGTGACGTTCTGCACCAATGCTTATTGAATGTTCCCATACCCAGTTACGGGCTGGTATTCCACCGCCACATATTCCAGATTGATCTGGTATTGCATATTTCGGATTTTGTCTCAAATCATTCGGTAAAACATAGATTTTATTCGGATTTATTACAGCAGCATAATCATTATATTCTTGTGGCTCAATAACTATATGGTAAGGCACATTCATTTTTTCAAGTGCTTTACTGGTATACCTTGATTCAAAACGCCCTTTAGAAATAATATATACTGGATATTTAGGATTCATTTTGAAATTCCAACGATTTCATATTTCTATGTTTTTTTTCTGGATACCATATCGAATTTGTTTTATCTGTTAATTCTTGCTCAATCAATATACAAAATGATTTATAATCTTCTTCATTTTCAAAATGAACTTGAATTGATTTGTATGCTTTGGCTGGATTATTAAACTCCGGCATCCCTTCCCACTCTGCCATGTAATCAATAGGTTCAGGGTTAACCGCGTGTTGTAAATCTTCGAGATATGCATCCAACTCGCCCTCGTCCTGCTTGATTTCATTCAGCAAGTCCTCCACTACCACCGCGTCCCACGCCAGCCCCTGCTCACTCGTGCGGTTATCCATGATCG